AAGCTAAGTGACCTGTCAGGTATAGTATTAACTGCAAATACCATCGCATGTAAAAACTCTCCGTGATACTGCGAATGGTTTGACGTAAACTCTTTCCGTACCCAACAATGAAAATGGGGTACGTTACTTATGAGATACGGCATTATCTACGTCTTGCAGCTCCACCTCTAGCGTATGATTTTTTCTTCTTCATCATTGCTCCACCTCGTGCCATTCCTTTTTTCTTTTTCATAGCACCACCACGAGCCATACCTTTTTTCTTTTTCATCATAGCACCACCTGCTGCCATGCCTTTTTTCTTTTTCATATAATGTCTTGGCATATTAAGTTCTCCTCTATACTATTAAACCATGCCACCTTTTCTCATAAAGCCCATTTTATTACGGACTTGAGTAGGTAGCTTCGATAAACCTTTACCTTTATTACCTTGTGGTACAGGTTTTAAATTATTTTTAACTGAACCTCCTGCAGCATAGTTATATTTTTTACTTCCTATAGAGCCACCATATGACATTTTAGGTTTACCTTTAACTTTGCCAACTGCAACCATTATACCGATTGCATCTTTAGGTTTTTTCTTCTTTTTAGGTTTCACATCTCCACCCTCATCCATAAATATTGAAGGGTCTTTTTTATATGCTAACGCTAATACTCTTTCTTTTTGCTTCATTGTTAGGGTATCAAATATAGGTTTGTCTAACATGTCAGCAGTAAGTTTTAATCTTTTCTTTTTCTCAGCCATTATCTGCTCCTTTTTTTCTTTATTCTTTCGTATTGGTCTAACGAAATATCTACACCTGATGCTCTTAGTGCTCTTTTAGCATCAGCCCTTTTTCCTACCATAAGAAACCCTCTGACAGCATTGTGTACTGTTTTTGTTAGTGCATCATATTTTGCTTTTACTGTCTTAGGTTCACCTTTAGCTGTTGTTGCAACTTGTCTACCTCTTGCTCTTTGAGCCTGTGACATACTTGGTCCTGTAGTGCCACCTCTAGGTCTATCAGCAGTTTTTGTTTTTCCTATTGAACCCGGAGGTCTAGCTGAATGTGCTCCACTGCCTTCTATTCTTTTGTCACTTTTTTTAGGAGTCTGTTTTTTACTAGGCTGACTCTTTAGTTTTGACCTCATCTTTTTCATAAATTGAGATTTAGTCATTCCCCTAATTACTTTTCCTGCTACCATGCTTTTTTCCTTTTACCATTTTACTTTATGAGACCAATATCTAGCACTTAATTTACTAGGATTGGCATCTTGTGCGTTATGACGAGCATAATAAGACTTCTTACGTGCCTTATCTTTAGCTGTCTTAGGGTTTTTACCTGCACCCCTGACACCTTGCTGTCCGAATCGAATTAAACGTACTTTGTCTCCTTGTTTTGCCAACACTGCATGGGATTTTTTAGGATGTTTAGGAGTTCGTTTCGGCTTATTGTAGCCAGAAAACTTCTCTCCACTTTTTTCTATCATTTATCTAACATTCCTTCTGCTTTCATTGCATTTTCTACATGCGAAAGCGTATAACGCACACCTGTGTCTCTTTCAATCAAGGCTCTAATATAATGTACAGAGGAGTGAGGTACGTGAACAGCACGTAAATCCCCATAAGTACGCAAAGATTTATACATTAAGGACATAATATTGTCCTTATATGTTAGTTTTACAGATTTTTTCATAGAAGTCAAGTACAAAAAGTACAAATAGGTAACATACGTATATATTACCTTTAATTAAAATACATATAATATGTTACATTTAACTATATTTTATTTTTAAAGTGTAACATTTAACTGTTATATGTATATTATACTCTTTTTATGCCGGTTGTCAACCCCTATAAATATAAAATAGGTATTTATGTGTGACATTTATGCAACTAATTTACCCTTTTGTATCATTTCTTTTGAGTTGTTTCTGTGGTTTACATTGAAAATACCTAATCTGTGTATTTATACATGCATACGTACCCACACCCCCCCACCTGCCCATGCCTACCCCCTGCTTATGTGGATACCTGACGTGCATTACCTCCAGGTCCTGCGAGTTGCCTACACAAGCATGAGGGAAAGTCGCTGATTTGCTAGAGTTGAGAGTGTTGAATGGGAGGAGTACAAAACAGTCCAACATTGGACACTCAAAACAGACCTCTTAACTCTCCACTTTTTTAAGCACTTTGAATGTATATGAAAAGTGTTAAAAAAGATGGAGAGATTAGAATGACACAACAAAACAACAAATCACAAACCACTACCCTTCAGAATGAAGGTCAGGCTCTGACTACTGCTTTTAAGAAGCAGACTACTGCTTTTAAGAAAAGCATTACTGAAGGCTTTGACTTCAGACTTGGCACTTTAATCAAACAGATTAAAGAAGTTGAGGGTGTTTCTACCTTATCCAATAAGATAAGGAAGAAGTACAAGATTGACGCTATTGACAGACGTAGAACGTCTGAAGCTGAATGGCTGATTGACAATAGTCAAACTGTAGCTGACTTCGTTAAGAAGACGAAGTTTAGTGGTACATCTATCCCATCATTGCAGAATGCAATGAGAAAGCATTACAAGGACACTTTGCCTAGCAAAGAAGAAATTGACAAGGAATCAGCTAAGGCTGATAACCCTAAGACAGTTTCTAAAGAAACTGCTAAGGTAGATGATGTATCATCTAAAGTGTCCAACATTGGACAAGCAGACACCAAAGTAGAAAACTTTGGTAAGTTTGAAACTAAGTCCTTGCTTTCAGCAAGTGACCTAGCATTTGAAATGCTAGTCCAAGCTGAGAAGAACTCAATTCCTACAAAGGAATTACTACTTGCTCTGAAAGAGCAAATTGAATTGTTATCAACTGAGGGTGTAGCTTAGGCTACACTCTCCAAAGGAGAATTGCATATGACTACAGTACCTGTAACCAAGTGTCCACCTGACCCTCGATTGTTCTACAATCGTAGATGGGGTAAGACTTCTTGTTCCAAGAAGGGCAATCGTAACTACAGCTTTGACTACGTTAGAACTGTAAGTTCTAGCTTTCCTACGGAATATGAGAAGGAGAGCATGAACATTGACATGAAGTCAATGGCTGTGTATAGTCATGGGAGCAAAGGGTTGTTTACACAACCAACTGAAAAAGAAGAATGTATTAACATTCTTGATAATTTATTGGAGAATTTATAATGAATATTATAGCAATTTATGTAGCATTTTTATATGCTTTCCTCAACATTACTGTTGGTTTTTGGACTATTTCGTTTGCAGACACAACTATGTTTGCAGAAATGCAAACATATGATGTACTTGTGTGTGGCATTGGTTCAATCTTCATTCTTTGGGGAATGATGATTGTTGGAACAATCGTTTTTAGAAAACGATAAGGAGTAAAATTTATGAAAGATTATACCCAAATCAAAAAATTGATAAAAGCAAGTTTAGCACTTTTAGAAGTGCAAAAAGTTGTAGGTGAATATCAATGTGGAAAATTAGCCCTCTCTATTAGAGAGAAACGTAAACTTTCACAAAGGCTAACAGACGCACATAGCGTTTGGGAGAATGCACGTCAAGGAGTGACGAAATAAGGAAAATTAGTTACATAATAAATAAAACACTTGAAATGTATATGAAAGTGTTTTATTTATTTATATGTAACTTAAACTGTCCAACATTGGACACTAACATTTAACGGAGTTAAAATATGTTAAAAGATAATGATACTGTTTACTGTAACTTGAAACAAGTTTCAAGAAGTGGCATGACAAGACACATTCAGTTTTTTATCATCAGAGATGATATGCCTGTATTCATAACTTATAAAATTGCCAATCTTTTAGATTGGAAAATGAATAAATGGGGTGACGCAATTAAAGTGCAAGGTTGTGGTATGGACATGGGATTTCATGTTGTACATACATTAGCAGATAAATTAGGCATAAGCCTAAATCACAGATGGATATAAACTAACATTTAACGGAGTTAAAATATGATGTTAATTACTAGAAAGTCACTTATAAGTGGCAACACAAACACAATGTCTCTTCCTATTACGGAAGAGCAGTACACTGCATGGGAGCAAGGTACACTTGTTCAAGTTGCCATGCCACATCTATCACCTGACGAACGTGAGTTCGTCATGACAGGTATCACTCCTGAGGAGTGGGCTGATAACTTTGGAGAGGAGTAGGCATGTTTAACACAGTTAAAGAAGCATGGGGTGAAGTAGGTGGCTTATCCAAGCCATCTAAAATGCCATCTTATGGCTACTCACTAAGTGCATTTAAATGCAAGGTAGGGAGCAAACTTCGTAAAGTTTTGAACTCCACCTGTGCAAATTGCTATGCACTCAAGGGCAGATACATATTCCCTAACGTGCAAGAAGCACTTGACAAGAGAATGGACAAGCTAGAAAACAACCCTAAATGGGTTGACGCTATGATATTTCTTATTCGACACTATTGCACAAAGACTAAAGTCTTTAGGTGGCATGACAGTGGAGACTTACAAAGTATCCAACACTTAGTAAGGATTGTAAATATTGCAGAGTGTACACCCAATGTTAGGCATTGGCTGCCTACACGTGAGGTGACGATTGTCAAGAAGTACAAGGATTTGTTTGGAGAGTTTCCTAGCAATCTTGTGGTTAGGATTAGTGCTACAATGGTGAACGGAGTTCCCCATAAGTTCCATGAACACAGTAGCACAGTAGCCACTAGCCATGACCTAGCAATAGGTCATTTATGCCCTGCACCTAAGCAGGACAACAAGTGTGGAGATTGCAGAGCATGTTGGGATACCAACATAAAAAACGTAACTTATTTAGAGCATTAGTATTTATTGTTATATATTACTTGAATATAATGTAAAAGTAATATATAACTTTATAAATACTTAGAAAGGATACACAATGAGCGATATACCAACTGTTTCACAGACTAATAGAGAAGCGCTCTATGAAGTAATGAAATTACTTGGAGATGAATACTCTGATGGTTACATAGGTAACTATGAGAGATGGGGTGACGAAACTACACACTATGTATGGCATAACAATAAAAGTTATGGTGGACATAGTGGAGAAAATAGTCACAGACTATTGATAACTGCAATACAGTTATTAAAGAAGAAACTTAATAATGAGTAGTGTGAAAACACTACTCTCAACTGTCCAACATTGGACACTAACCAAGAAAGGAGTAAACATTTATGTTTATTAATTTTAATAACTTGCCAAAAGGCGAGAAAGTACAAGGTGGTTTCACACCTTTCAAAATGATTTCAACTGCTTTAAAGCTAAAGCTACAGGGATACAAGCCTGTAATTTGCAGACCTGCCAAGCAGGAACGTGGGTGGTTTGTCCGTAAGGGCTATGGTGGCAAGAGTGGTGAGCCTTTAGTTCGCTTCAACTTCGGCACTTGGTATTCCTCTTTCCAAGCCTACGATAGGAATGGCAAGAGTAGACATACTCAAACCAACTATGTGCCTATCAAGGCTAACCTTATTCAAAAGAAGGTAGCCTAACCAATGAAAAATATCCGTAATCCTATTGCAAGAATGTTACACATAGCTACACGCAATAGGGTTATGGGTGTTGACAAAAAGTACAACAAGAAAAAAGAAAGGCAGAAAAATGCAAAGTCAAAACTTAGGAAAGATGCGAGTGACTAGAAAGTCACAGGATAAAAACAAACACAAAAGTTATAAGAACGACAGACGTTTACAACGTCAACTTAAACAAACTAATCAACTTAAATCATGGAGATAAATATGCAGAGATGTGTTGTATGTAACGAAGTAACCAAGAACGATTGGGTAAGTCACGAAACTGACGAGGGTGTGGTGTGCATAGATTGTGCTGACATACCTGAAGATGATGGGCAACCATCATGGGAGCAGGAGTGGCAGGACTTCGGAGAAGTCTATGATGATGAACCAAATACAATATAAGGGTGAGGTATGCCGTATAAACTAAAAGCTATGAACCAAGCCTGTAAGAAACGTAGGTATGAACGTACTAAAAAGTTCAGAAGAAGAGTTAAAAGGCTAGTGTTTAAATTGAGAGGTTGTGCAGGTACACTTACAGGTAAATGTGCATGGCAAGGAGATATTAGTCATGTTGCTTTGCAATTTGACCACAGAGACGGTGAAGAAAAAAAGCATAACATTTGTAGAATGGACGGACATTCTATAGAAAACATTAAAAAAGAAATGAAAAAATGTGACGTAGTATGTGCAAATTGTCACGCAATTAGAACAGAGCAAAGGAGATTAAGAAATGCAAGTTAAAAAGCTAATAAAATTATTAGAAGTAATTGATGGTGGTAAACTCCCCACTGACATTAAAGTATTATGTGAATTTATATATGATACAGATAATACCATAGGTGACATGGACTTTGTGCATTTTGTCAGAGCATTTGTAAAAATGAAAACAACATTGAACGAAGAGGTGCGAAGAGATACCCAAGAGGGTAAGATTGCATATCTCAAAGAGGACATGGCACAGAACTATGTACGCAAAGATGTGTATGAGATGTTGTTTGATAAATGTGAACGTCTAGAGGAGAGACTCGCAGACGTACATGAAAAATTATCTAGCCAAGAGAGGGGTAGAGTAATGAGAATAAAAGACTTGAAAGAACAACTAGAACAAAAAAAATCAACCATAGATGCTCTCGTTAGAGAGAATAGGAGAAAGTTACAGGAGAACTATGAACTACGTCACCCACGTTACGTGTTCAGCGAAATACCTAGAAATATGTACGGAGATGCCTTTATAGATGCACTCAAGAAGTATCTTAACAAAGGCACATATAGAATGCGTGTCAGAGGACAACACGTCAAGGAAGAGTACAAAGGCACAGGAGTTACTACTCATGGGCAGAACATAGAACAATCAACACACTTACGTGTATACATAGAGGAGAAAGACTAATGAGAAATACATTGAAAGCATATTATATAGACCCAATACTTGAGTTCGTAGCTGAGGTAGACTTTAAGGGTGACTACAAGCAGATATACAAATGGATTGATGCAACTACATTTGATGTAGTCAATCTTAATGGCTATGGTGATGGCTTGTATGTTGATGACGAGGGTTTACTCAAAGAGTACAACTATTACTATTCACTTCCTGTGTATCATTTTAACAAGGATACAAGCAATGGTAGAATGGGTGAGTATTTATTACAGACCTATGCAGGTAAGTCGCTCATACTAGGTGTGGATAGCAAGGGTGATAGTGATGATGTAAAAGGCTTGAAGTTTGCCTTGCTAAAGGATAGAATACAATGGCATGGGAAGATAGGCAGAGCAAAATTTATAAACATACAGGGAGACAGATAGTATGAGTGCATATGAAAAATTTCAAGAGTGGTTAAATAATTGTCCTGTTAAAATAACACATTATGAGGATTTGACAGATACGTTTGAAGTAATATTTGAAGTACCATTAGAATTTGAAGTACCATTAGAAGATGCAGAGGAGTAACAGTTATGAATGTATTAAGTTTATTTGATGGTATGTCCTGTGGACAGATAGCCCTTAACAGAGCAGGTATAAAGTATGATGCATACTTTGCATCTGAAGTTGATAAGTATGCTATCAAAGTTACACAGGCTAATTATCCTAACACAGTACAGATAGGTGATGTTACACAGGTAGACCACACAAGGCTACCCTTTGGTGGCATTGACCTGCTCATGGGTGGTTCGCCCTGTCAAGGTTTCAGCTTTGCAGGTAAACAACTAAACTTTGATGACCCACGTAGCAAACTATTCTTTGAGTTTGTTAGGTTGAAAGATGAGTTAAAACCTAAATACTTTCTCATGGAGAATGTACCTATGAAACAGGAGTCACAAGATATTATATCTGAATATCTTGGTGTTAAGCCTGTGATGATAAACAGTAGTTTATTTTCAGCACAAAATAGAAAGAGATTGTATTGGACTAACATACCCTTTGACACAATGCCTACGGCAGATAAAGGTATAGTATTGCAGGACATACTAGAAGAAGATGGTGTAGCTAATGAAGCTATGACTAACAAACTAGGTAAGTCACATTGCATTACTGCACGATACAATGGAGCAGTATGGTGGAATAGTATCCAACGTAAGCAACGTACTATGGTACAAGTGGGCGAAGCTGATACTATTAATGGACATGATATACTTAAACGTATATACTCACCTAGTGGGAAATCACCCACACTTAATGCTCATGGTGGTGGGAATACAGAACCAAAGGTTGCTATAGGTAGGATTGTTAATCGTAGATTAGATGAGCATGGTGTCCGTAAAGATGGGCAGTTAGACCTACCATTTACAAAGCAATTAGAAGTCAGTGATACAGGTAAGTCAAATTGTTTGACTACGTTCACAAAAGATAATGTTCTTGTGAACGGAATGCAATGGAGAAAGCTAACACCTCTTGAGTGTGAGCGATTGCAGACTGTGCCTGACAACTACACGAATCATGTGTCCAATAGCCAACGATATAAAATGATAGGCAATGGTTGGACAGTTGATGTAATTTCACACATAATGAAAGGAATAAAATAATGACAAAAAAAGTAACGTATTCATCTTTACTTAAAGATGACCCCTATGAATATGAAGTAGGTGCAACAGTAAATAATGTACATAAGACAAGAGTACGATTTCTACGAGAGCATTTAAAACAATACAAGTATAAGGGTACTCCCCTTAACTATGGATTAGATTTAATACAGGAAGAATATCCAGATGCTATCGTTGAGTTTGATTATATCAAGGAATATGATAATGTCGTGGACTAAACCTAAAGCAAAGAGGTGGCAAGACGCTGAACTATACGAAGTATATTGGAGTGGTAGGCTACCTCGTAGTGGGTACAGGAAAACGTGGGTATTATTTAAACGTAAGTGGGTTTGGCTGCGTGAAGCAGGTAATGTATACAATGATATACATAAAATAACACTTGCAAGTTTTAAACTTATGCCACATTGGACTGACAAAGAATGGCAAATCAAACGTAAAGATTGGCAAGAAAGAAACTTTAAACCAATAAAAAGGAGAAGATAATGAAACATAATTTTGCATTTCATATATACGACCATGATGAAGAAGAGACATTTCAAATCGTTGGCAAGAGTAACTTCATGCGTTGGTTAAATGACCACGCAGACCAACAGAGATACTCATTCTTTTCAACACACGAAAAACTTAAACAATTTTTAGGAGAGGAAGATGATGATAGCTGAAGCATTATTTTGTTTAGCACTCAACGTATATCACGAAGCTAAAAACCAATCTATGATTGGACAGATAGCAGTAGCACAAGTAGTGATGAATAGGGTGCATGATGAGCGATACCCTAATACAATATGCGAGGTGGTGGAGCAAGGACCAACTTACAGTTGGAAGCCTGACTTTCCAGTTCGTAACAGATGTCAATTTAGTTGGTACTGTGATGGTAAAAGTGATACACCTAGAGACCTAGATGCATGGGAGAAAGCTATGTTAGTAGCTAGTGGTGTATATCATGGTCAAGTGTATGACCTAGTAGAGGGTGCAACACACTACCATGCACACTATGTAACACCTGAATGGGCGAGTTCCAAGACGTATATCACACGTATTGAAGACCACATATTTTACAGATGGGATATTAATTATGAGTAAATTTATATATGATTGTTGGAATGTCGTTATGAATTATGAACGCAATCCACTGAGTAACATACAGGACCTGCACGTAAGACACATGGTCATGCAACTACTAGCATGGATGTGGTGCATAGCATTTTCTATGTGGGTAGGTAGTATGTGGGTATTTGGTTTGACTACTGTCATACACATTATACTTATCGTTGCTATTGTAATAACAGTAGCAGTATTTGAAACAGCTAAACGTAAATCAACTTACTTTGACCATTGGTATAAAGAACGTGGTCTAGGCAGAGGAAATGGAGGTGAACATGAATAGATTTATTATAGAAGATACACCAATTAAAATTGCACAATCATTGTGTGACCAACACGTAGTGAAAATGCCACTAGAAGAAGCACAGATGTTATGCACTGCACTGTGGCATCATGCACCTGAGTTTGCAGAGGAGAATGATTTATATAAACCTGTGCATCAGAAACACCCATGTACATTATGGGCAATGGAAACTAGAACAAATTATTTTTTTGCTTTTACTTTATATAATTTTATGTTGTATGAGTATACAAAAAGATACAATAAAATACATGGTGCAAGTAAACATGCACAAGTATTGGGGAGTTGGTGGGCTATCAACAGCATACCTGATGGTAAGATGACTAAACACCCACAATGTTTTAGTGGGATGGATGAACTAAAGACTGATGAGTTCTATCCTGTTAAAGCGTATCGTGCTTTCTACATAGCTGACAAGGCTAGGTTTGCACGATATAGATACACACAACAACCTACTTGGATGAAAGGAGTAGCATTATGAGAGATACAAAGAACCAATTCAAGGTAAACTTGGACAACAAAGATATACTAGTAACTGAAGAGCAACGTATGAAGTTTCTCAAGCTGCATAACCAATTAAAGGATGCAGTAGAGTATGCTTCAGAGTGTAAAGACTTACGACTATCTGACTTAGCTATGATGGAAGAATTGGTGCATCACTTACATACGTCACTGAGTTTTTCACCAACAAAAAATCCTAATACAGATCAACCAAATATGTATTCAGATTATGTATTGTCTTCAGATGAAACGGCTTGGGAACGTGCGTACTAATACATGGACAAAGGCTGAAGTTGTTGCATTTCTGCAACACGCTTACAGTAAATTTGAATACAGGAATGTTGGTGTCATCTCACAAATTATCTATGAACTACAGCCACCACGATTAGAATACAAAGATATATTTAAGTGGACATGGAGTGATATAGATGATGAGTGGGATGCAGGTTTGTTGCATACCCTTGAACAGCAGAGGAATGACTTTGGTTTTCAGGATTATATTGCACCACAAATCAGACCAATCAAAGGCGAGTATGTACCTTATACTAAATTTAGATTTTCTAAAGTAGCACGAAGAATTATTAATGATGCACCTACATTGAGAAAAGATTTACGTATGAGGTACTTGCCTTTAAGTTAAAAATATGATATTAAATCTGTTAACAGAAAGGATGACACATGGACATAAATACTATACTACAAGATAATGATGTACCTATAGGTAGTACAAAGAGAATGGACTGTCAGTTTTGTGGTGGTAAAAATACTTTTACTATTACAAACAGTATGGGTTCTATTTTATTTAATTGTTATAAAGCTAGTTGTTCAGTTAGTGGTAGTAGAAGAGTTCCTATGACAGTTGAACAAATAAGAAATGTAAAGAGAGATACTGTACCTGAGACTTTTGTATTGCCTGAACATATAGTGCCTATACATGAGGATAGGTTTGACGAGAATAGGTTTGACAATATTGGTGGTCTTACGTGGAAAGAAAAGATATGGAGAGACTATTGTCTTAATGATGTAAAAGAAAACAGAGCAGTCTTTCTAATCAAAGATAGTGAGAAAGGTATGATTGTAGATGCTATAGGTGCATCCACTGACAATCGTTTACCTAAATGGAAAAGGTATGGTAGTAGTAGACATCCTTTCGTAGCATGGAATGGTAAAGGTGGAGATGGTGGTGATAATAGTTGTGTGTTAGTAGAGGATTGTTACAGTGCGTGTACAGCCGCAAAGCATGGCATCACAGGTGTAGCACTGCTAGGTACAAACCTACTAGAAGAACATAAAAGATTTCTGTGTCATAACTTTGATAAGGTTGTGGTTGCACTTGACCCTGATGCATTACAGAAAACTTTACAGATAAGAAAAGAGTTGCAAAGTTGGGTGCGTACTGTTATGGTACTGCGATTGACTGACGACATAAAGTATGAAGAAGATATTGATATTAACAACATGAAGGAGATGATATGGAATTAGCATTACTAAGAAGTTTAATGAGTAAGAAGTTCTACGAAGATCATCGTGGAGCTAGGTGTCCTAACAGACTGTTCAGTAAGGATGCACAAAAGATAAAGGTTGTCATTGACAAAGCTATGGATAGGTATGGCAGGACAGTGACACCTGATGAGGTACAGGCATTGTTCTTGTCTAGTAATCCAAGCATGACAACGGCACAGAAGAATGCCTTTGGTGCTTTGTTTAGACAGGTTAAAAGCGAGAAGCCTATGGGAGATGACGTAGCACAGGAAGTATTGTCCAAACTTTTCCAACAGGTTATTGGTGAGGACATTGCTAATTTAGGTTTTGATTATGTAAATGGTGCTAAGAGTTCTTTAGAACCATTACGTAATATACTTGAGCAATACAGTGATGACTTTACACCTACAATGAATATTGAGTGGGCTGACATAAGTATTGAAAACCTGCTGGACAAGAATGACCTTGAAGCAAGATGGACATTTAATATACCTACACTATGTAGAAAGGTAGAGGGTATCAATGCAGGACATTTAATAGAGGTAGGTGCTAGACCTAATACAGGTAAGACATCTTTCCATGCTAGTCTTATAGCAGGTCCGGGTGGTTTTGCATCACAAGGTGCTAAGTGTATTGTGCTTTGTAATGAAGAGGGCTTTCATAGAGTGGGTGCAAGGTATCTTACGGCAGGTACAGGCATGAACCTACATCAAGTTAAGAATGACATGCAAAAAGCTAATGAGATATATGCACCATTGCGTAAGAATATATTTATTAAAGACACTACAGGTTATGACATGAGTTGGGTAGAGTCTGCTGTCAAGAAAGAAAGACCTGATATTGTAGTGCTTGATATGGGTGATAAGTTTGCTACACACAAAGGATATGCTAGACCTGACGAAGCATTAAAAGCATGTGCTGTACATGCAAGACAGATAGCAAAACAATATGATTGTGCTGTGTTATATATGTCACAGTTAAGTGCAGAAGCAGAGGGTAAGGTTATACTTAATCAAAGCATGATGGAAGGTAGTCGTACAGGTAAAGCTGCAGAAGCAGACTTAATGATACTTATTGCCAAGAACCCACAGGTAGAAGGGCAAGAAGAAGAAGACGCACAGAGACATTTAAATATTGTCAAGAACAAATTATCAGGATGGCATGGTAGTGTACACTGTGAGTTAGATTATTTAATTGCGAGATACAACGCATGAGGGATTTATTTGGATTTAAATTAAGGCAAAAACTTGTTGTTAAAGATACATTGGTATGCATTAAATGCAATACAACACAACCAATAGATCAATTCAACGCAATGAACTATGCTAGTGATAAACCCTCTGAGATAAAGAGGACATGCAGAACTTGCATGAGAAACCAATCTAACCTAGTTAAACAACTAAAGAAAGAGAACCCATACCCTAATGAACATTATAAATGTCCTATATGCGACAGGGATATAGAGGAGATAGGCAAGTATAACCAACCACGATTGCAGAATTGGGTGTTAGATCATTGCCATGAGACAGGCACATTCAGAGGGTGGCTATGTCATCACTGTAATGTAGGTCTAGGTGGATTCAAAGATAGCTTGACAAGATTAAAAAAAGCTGTAGAATACATGACTAAACATAAGGAGACAGTAAATGAAAACAGTAATTGATGTAGAAAATACAGTACAAAAGCGAGAGGGTAAGTTACACCTTGATCCTTTTGAAGAGAAGAATGAATTAGTTATGGTAGGTGCATTGACTGAGACAGGAGATGAACACCTTATAAGAATGAGCGATGACAATGCGTCTGTAACAATACAATCTATACTAGATGAGACTACAGTAATGATAGGACATAATATTGTTCACGATTTAATGTGGCTATGGGAGTGTGGATTTAGATATGATGGCAAAGTATTTGACACTATGCTTGGTGAATATATACTACAAGAAGGGCAGAAAGAATCCTTGACATTAGAAATGTGTGCATTGCGATACGATCTTGAAACAAAAAAACAAGATACTCTTAAAGAATATTTTAAGAAGGGATATTCGGTTGCTGACATACCACCTAACGAGTTATCAGAATATTTATCTGCTGACTTACATGCAACACAGCAGTTAGCAGGTGAGATACAAACAAAGCTAGCATCAGATACGTACAGTCATTTATCTAACACAGTTGATCTTACTAATGATGTGGCACTATGTCTAGCTAGGATATATCGTGTAGGTTTTAATGTGGATATAAAACAATTAGATGCTGTTCGTAATGACTTCACAAAAGAAAAGCAAGAGATAGAAGAGGAGTTAATAAAAGAAACAAGATACTTTATGGGTGACACACCTATTAATTTAAATAGTCCTGAACAATTATCGTGGATTATATATTCTAGAAAGCCTAAAGATAAACACGATTGGGTTATGACATTCAACTCTCACATGCCAAAGGAAGAGTTCCGTAGTGCTATGAATGCTAAAGCAGATATACTAAGAAAGACAAAGGCAGAGCAGTGTCATGTATGTCATGGTCATGGTAAGATAAGAAAGACTAGAAAGGATGGCACACCTTATGCAAATGAGAATAGATGCGTAGAGTGTGATGGATTAGGATATAAGTTTATTCCTACATCTGAGTTAGCAGGTATGGGTTTCACACCACCAACTGCAAAGTGGATATCTGCAAATGGATTTACTACAAGTAAGAATAGTTTACAGTATCTAAAGTCTGTTGCTCGTCAAAAAAATATGGACAGAGCAGAGAACTTCTTAGGTAAGGTTATTAGATTATCTGCTTTAGATAGTTATCTCTCTTCATTCGTTGAGGGTATATCTAATAATATAAAGTCTGACGGAAAGCTACACGTTAGATTATTACAACATCGCACAGCGACAGGTAGATTTAGTGGAGCAGACCCTAACATGCAGAACATGCCAAGAGGTGGTACGTTTCCTGTTAAGCGTGTGTTCGTGTCACGATGGGATGGTGGTAAGATATTAGAAGCAGACTTTGCACAGTTAGAGTTTAGAACTGCTGCATATTTATCACAAGACGAAGTAGCAATGATGGAGATAAACAATGGGTTTGACGTACATAACTATACTGCCAAGATTATTTCTGAAGGTGGTCAAAAAATTAGTAGGCAAGAAGCGAAGGCACATACATTCGCACCACTCTACGGAGCTACAGGGTTTGGGAGGTCGCCTGCTGAAGCAACGTATTATAGACAGTTCACGGAAAAGTACAAAGGAATCTCACTTTGGCATGCCAGATTGGCTAAGGAAGCTCTAAATGATGGAAGAATAAAGACACCATCAGGAAGATCGTTTGCTTTTCCTGATGTGCAGAGAAGGTTTAATGGTTCACCCACACACTTTACACAGATAAAGAACTTTCCTGTACAAAGTTTTGCAACAGCAGATATTGTTCCTGTCACGTTGTTAGAGATTGAAAAAGAATTACAAAGTATGCAGTCATGTATAGTAAACACAGTGCATGATAGTATAGTTATAGATGTACACCCTGACGAGGTTGACAGCGTACTTACTGTAATAAAAAATACTAATGATAAATTGAAAATAATTGTTGACAAACAGTTCAAAATAGATTTAAATGTACCATTAGTATTAGAAGCAAAAATAGGTAATAATTGGCTTGACACGAAGGACGTTACCTGATATAACTAGAACACTTTAGAAAGGAGTTTATATGAATATAGATACTAGCTTAAATAAGTTTGCCGATATGGCACAGAAGATGGGTATGGGAGTAGACATAACCCAAAAGAAACAGACAGCACAACTTGCTCGTCTTAAAATACAACATTCACCTATCATGGGTGAGGTTGAAGTCAAGGGTAAAAAGACTCAAGCTGCTATAGTCAATGGTGGTTCTTATAAAATTGATGACTTGGCAAGTGAGAGTGTATTCTACTCTGACGATGTAACAATCAGACCTTACGTACAAAGATTTATGTACAAGAAGTTTGTTAAGCCTGAGTCAGGCAAAGGTTTTTACATTAAAACTATAATGGCAGATAACTTAAATGTTGATCTAAAGGATAACATGGGTGGTTTTAACTGTGGAAAACCAGCAGGTTTTGTGAAAGACTACCAAGCACTGCCACCTAAAACCAAAGAACTCTTGAAAAGCATTAAGAGAGTTAGGGTGTTGATTGGAACATTATCAGCAGGGTCAGTTCTAAATGCTGATGGTAATGATGTCATGGAGATTGGAGACTTGCCATTCATTTGGGAAGTAGACAATAGAGATGCATTTAAGATCATGGGAGAACCTATAGCTAAGATAGGAAGCAGAAAACATTTACCTGTTCAATACAAAATTAAGTTAGGTTCTGAGCAAAGAAAGCTACCCAATGGTAATGCATACTATCTACCAACTACAACTTTAAATGACGAAGTATTAGAAGTAGAAGACAGCACACAGGATAACTTCTCTGATTTCATGCAGTGGATTGAGAATTATAACTCATACATATTTAATGCATGGAATGAAAAAGCTAAACCTGAAGAGCTATCTAAGTCGGATAAAGATGTAGTAAATAACCTTGTTGATGTTGATGATGAGATACCTTTTTAATGAAAAAGAATAATCCATTTGAGGTACACAACATCAAGTACCTATCACCTAGCAGTGTAAATACCTACATAAGCGATATGCCTATGTGGGTAGCTAGGTATTTGTTTGGTGTTAAGTCAGGAAGTGGTGCAGGTGCAGTTAGAGGTATTGTGCAGGAGTCTGTGTTAGCAGATAAGTATAGAACAGGAAAGTTTGATTTTGATATTTTAGAACCTAAATTTATAGATACTTGTATTGAATTTAAACTTGACTTAGAAGATGTTAAAATAGAAAAAGAAAAGAAACTATTAAAAAACTTTGCAAAAATAATTGATAACAACTTTGACTATACTGATTTACAAGACTATCAAGAAAAGGTTGAAGTAAAGTTTGAAGATTTGCCTGTGCCTTACGTTGGGTATATTGATTTTAGATTTATTAATACAATAGTAGATTTAAAAACAACAACTAGATTGCCATCACAACCAACAGAAGCACAGAAAAGACAGATGGCATTCTATTCTATGGCATATCCTGATAATAATGTAGAACTATTTTTTGCTTCACCAAAAGACTATAAAAAATTTACACTAGATAATTTATCTGTTTATAAAAAGCAACTTGAAAAAGTAGCTTTTAGTATACAGAAATTTTTGTCTATCAGTAGTGATAGATATGAGCTAGCTTCTTTAATATATCCAAACTTTGATTCGTGGACATGGGGATATAAATTACAAAAAGAAGCAAAAAAGATATGGAGGTAAGTTATGACAACTACAATTGAAGAATTAGGCGATATGATCAAAGAAAAAGAAAAAGAACTTATCGCAATGAAGAAAGAATATAGAGAACGTAGAACAGAAGGGCTACGTGTAGCTATAGAGCAACGCAAAGAAGCAGAGAAGCTAGTGCGTGAAGAAATGAAATCGTTAGGCTATCTAAGTAGAGACAACGATAGCTACAACGGAACAATTCGTTGGTATAATTTTTAAAAATGTCAGCGTATAGTGCTAGGCAGATAGCACGAAAGAATGGGTATAGGAGTGGTTTAGAGGATACTCTTGCTACTTATCTAAAAAAATTAAAGGTAGCTTTCACATATGAAAAGCTAAAGATAGAATGGGAAGACCTTGCTTATCGCACCTATACCCCTGATTTTGTATTAGACAATGGTATAATAATAGAAACCAAAGGAATATTTAATGCTTTGGATAGACGTAAACATAAGGCTATCAAAAAGCAACACCCCAAATTAGATATTCGTTTTGTGTTTACAAATAGTAAAAGAAAATTACGTAAAGGTGCAAAGTCTTCTTATGCAGAGTGGTGCATCCGATATGGGTTTCGTTATTGTGATAGGGTTGTTCCTGAAGATTGGTTAAAAGAAAAAGGAAAAAGATTAACATTAACATTCATACCTTTCAAAGGTAGAAAAGTAAAAAGGAGTTAACATATGAAAAAAATAGATACTAAATTCTTAAAGCCTGAAGATTTTATAATTAATGTAAGACCTCAACTAGATCACAAGAGAGCATGGACAGGTCAAGTTGAAATTAATATTATGTCTTCAAAAGAAAATGGTTTAACACACTTTGACAATGAAGCACTGTTCCATTTATGTACATGCATGTCTGCTCTTGTTCCCATGATGGAGCTAGACAAAGATTTATTATATGAAATAGAAGACTTTATAAAAGAGTTAAAGAAAAAAGACACAAGAGCAAATGATAAGTTGACAGTGCAAAATAAAGATGGTAATGTGATTACATTAGATTTTAAATCAGATACTGAAGGGAGTGCTTAATGAATGCTACGATAAAAGAAATGATAGAATTTGAAAAAGGAAATAATGTAGATGAGTTCCTATCAGAGGAGTCTGATATGGTTAATCACCCACCACATTACAACCAAAAAGGTATTGAGTGTATTGATGCCATTGAAGCAGCAACAGACACAGGGTTTGAGTATTATCTACAAGGAAACATAATGAAATATCTTTGGAGATACAGATACAAAGATGGTTCTCAAGATTTAAAAAAAGCTCTTTGGTATCTTAATAAATTAATAGAGATTAGAGATGCGAATAAAAGTTAGGATGTGGTTAAATCTAGATGTAGACCCTGAAGATTATTTAATACCTTCAGATGGAGACATCACAGAAGAGTTAGAGGATGGTATACGTGAATATATACACGATATCAATGGAGTAGAAATTAAAACAATGAAAGTAACACAGGAGATAAAAGATGAATAATGATATAAAACTACCAACAGATTATCAAAACTTTATTGCACTATCTAGATATGCTAGATGGCTAGAGCATGAAAGTAGAAGAGAAACATGGGCAGAAACAGTAGAAAGATATGTAAACTATATTGTTACTCACGTTTCTAAGAAACATAACTTAGATTTATCTCTTGAATTGCAAGAGAAAATATATAATAATATAATTAATTTAAATGTAATGCCAAGCATGAGAGCTTTAATGACAGCAGGTAAAGCACTAGACAAATGTAATGTAGCAGGATACAACTGTTCTTACTTACCTGTAGATAGCCCTCGTGCATTTGACGAATGTATGTATATTCTTATGTGTGGTACAGGTGTAGGTTTCTCTGTAGAAAGAGAGAACATTGATAAACTTCCTGTAGTTAATGAACACTTTGAAGATAGTACAACAGTAATTAAAGTTGCCGATTCAAGATCAGGTTGGGCAAGGGCAGTAAGAGAACTTATCGCTATGTTATATGTAGGTCAAGTTCCTGAGTTTGATGTTGAAGATGTTAGACCAGCAGGTGCAAGACTTAAAACATTTGGTGGTAGAGCATCAGGTCCTGAACCACTCGTAGACTTTTATCGGTTTTGTGTCGCAGTGTTTAAGGGTGCAGCAGGTAGAAGGTTATATCCTATAGAATGCCACGACATAATGTGTAAGATTGGTGAGGTAGTAGTCGTAGGTGGGGTTAGACGATCTGCTCTCATCAGTCTTTCCAATTTAGGTGATGACCAAATGAGGTATGCTAAGTCAGGTCAATGGTGGGAGAATGAAGGACAACGAGCATTGGCTAATAACAGCATAGCATACAAGGGTAAGATTAACATGGAAACATTTATGCGTGAATGGTTGGCACTTGTTGAAAGTAAATCAGGAGAACGTGGTATATTCAACAGAGAGTCAGCTAAAAGACAAGCAAGTAAAAATGGTAGACGAGATGTTGATCATCAGTTTGGTTGTAACCCTTGTAGTGAAATTATACTTAGACCATATCAGTTCTGTAATCTATCTGAAGTTGTAGTAAGAGCAGACGATACAGAAGAAACTCTTCTTGAAAAGGTAGAGGTTGCTACAATACTTGGCACACTTCAAGCTACTCTAACTGACTTTAAATATCTACGTAAGATATGGAAAGATAATACAGAGGAAGAAAGATTACTTGGTGTGTCATTGACAGGTATCATGGACAGCAAATTGTTAAATAGTTATAACACAATCTACTTGGAAGATGGTCAAATGGTTTTTGATGAAACATTTGTAGGTGGTATCTTAGAAAAGTTAAAGGAGAAAGCAATTGAAACAAACAAACAATATGCACAGGCTTTGAGTATACCTCAATCAACTGCCATCACTTGTGTCAAACCAAGTGGTACTGTTTCTCAACTCGTGGATAGTGCAAGTGGCATACATACTAGATATAGCGAGTATTACATTCGCACTGTACGTGGTGACAACAAAGACCCATTGACAGAGTTTATGAAAGCAGAGGGTATACCAAATGAACCTGACGTAATGAAACCTGATAGCACTACAGTATTTAGCTTTCCAATGAAAGCACCTGAAGGAGCAGAGACAGAGCTTAGTTCAATAAACCAATTAAATACATGGGCTATCTTTCAGAAGTATTGGTGTGAACATAAACCATCTGTAACTATATCAGTCAAAGAAGATGATTGGTTAAAGGTAGGTGCATGGGTATATAAAAACTTTGAAGACATATCAGGTATAAGTTTCCTACCACATAGTGATCATACATATGCACAAGCACCTTACCAAGCTATTGATAAAGAGAAATATGACGATCTAGTAAAACAGATGCCTAAAGATATTGATTGGAATAGACTTGTTGAGTTTGAGAAAGGTGTTGACACTACAGCAGGTAGTAAGGAACTCGCATGCACAGCAGGTGTATGTGAAGTCGTAGACATAGTAGCAACATAGAAAGGAGAATATTATGACTGAAGAAACAAAACCAATGACAGCTTTGGAAGTACAAGAGTTGATCATAGGCTCGTCTGAAAAGATGAAGCTGTTAAATATATTTAATACTTTAATGCAAGAAAATACTGCACTTAAAAAACAGATAGAGGAGATGAAGAATGCTAAAACGTAGACATGGTTTAAAAAAATATGATGCACCTCTGCGAATACAGTTTGATAAAGGCAGAAGTGCTTTCTTTAGAGGTACAGATTACAATGGTAAACTTTTAATGCCACCTTATAATTCTAACTCAATGCAGTATAGAGAGTGGTTACGTGGATTTAACTCTGCATTTGCACAAAACATTAAGAAGGTTAAGAATTATGAATCTAGAAGAGGAAGCAAAACAGTTCATGCATAATAAGAACAGATGTTTATTAGTAGCTTCAGACTATCAACTGAAAGCAAAAGAGACAGCTATCTTTCCTAAAGATAAAGCTCTTGAGTATTTGTGTTTGGGTTTGGTGGGTGAAGCAGGTGAGATAGCCAATAAAGCTAAGAAGGTTATACGTGACAATAAAAAAGATCACGATCTTGGTGGTGAGATTGGGGATGTGTTATGGTACTGTGCTATGTTAGCTGACCATTTAAAGTTAGACTTAGGTGCTATAATGCAATCTAATCTTGACAAGCTAAATGATAGAAAGAAACGTGGTGTATTAGGTGGTAGTGGAGATAGAAGATAGTTACTCTAGACGTTGTAGGTATAGCCCTATCTCTGTTCCTAATCTATATTCTCCTAGACTTTCTACAGTAGCACCACCTTTATATTCATTGTAGTATTGATTAGCTAATTTTCTAACTCGTCTTGTTTGTTTAGCCCATCTAGCTCTATCAAAAGGAGTGTAAGGTTTGTCCTTGTTAACATACTTAGCAAGGGCAATCTCTTTTGCAAACTTTCTTAGTTTTTGTAAATACTTTCTTATAAATACTTCTTTATTTATTTTTTTCTTTTGTTTATAAAAATCTGATTTAACAATAGCTCCTAGATGAAACTCTACTATTGATCCTAATTCTTTTTTAATTAACCTATCTGCTTCTTTATCTCCTGTTGATGGAAGCACCTGCCAATTTTTTATTCCTGCTTTTGTTATCTCTTTCTCTACAGGATTATCTCTCTCTTGAAAACGTAAACCTATAACCTGTCCTAAGAATGGAGACTGTGTTAATATCTTATCCTCTCTAGTTGGAGATTCAAGTTCAGGAAGTTTCTTAGATAGAACAGGAGCATTTTTATATAGCTTTGCTAAAAAAGCATTTACTGCACGTTCTCTCATGCCTGTTCCATCAATAGAACTAGAGTCTCTTACTATTGCTTCTTCTTCATCAAAGGCTGCAACAATATCTTTAACAACTCTTGCAGGTGTTCCAAATCCTGCTGTTACATCTCCTACATATCCACCTATTATCTCACCTAGTTTTTCTTGACCTACAGATTCAAAACCACCTTCAGATTGCATCATTTCAAAAAACTTATCTACAGTATAGGATGCTGCACCTGCTCTAAATTGAGCACCTGTAAACCCATCTATATAATCTTTCATTTTTAATTTATCTAAGTCGTTGTTGCCACGTTTTACTATAAAGTCAGCAACAATCATATAAGGAGCAGCAGGAAAGAAAGGTCTCATATCTATTTTTCTTCCATCAGGTGCTTTAAGATAATACCATTCAGTATCTTGGTTCTTAGCACGATAATATACGGCAGTCATTAATGCTGCAGTTCCAATCAAACCTTTTGAAAAATTTTCACGAGCTTCTTGCTTTGCTTGTTCTGTTGTAGCTTTTCCTATAGCTTTTGCACCACCTTGAATAGCACCTTGAAATGCACCATATGCCATATTAAGAGGACTATATTTTAATTGAAACGATAATGCGTTAGCCATAAATCGTGCAAACGGAAATTGCCCTGTACCAATAATAGGCATACCCGGAAATCTTTCTACAAACTTTACAAAGTGATATGCGGCATCTCCTTTTCTTGGATGTAAAGCAAATGTATTTTTAAGTGCATACTCCATGCCTTCTTTTAATAGCTTTGCTTCAACTTTACTGCCACCCTTTTTACCAAATACACTTGTGCCGTCTACTGCTAAATCTTCTAGTTTAACACCTGCTCTTCTAAGTTTTCTTGTTATATGGTCAGCAAAGAAAGCTCTTCTAAACATCGCATCCTGTGCTAAGTTTAATATATTTGCATACTGTGCAAATTGTGTTAACTGTTGTGAGTCTTCTCCTACTTCTCCAATAGTACGAAACATAATTTTGTTAAGTCTTGGGTTGTTTTGTAATAAAAATTGTGATATATCATCACTCATTCCCTGTCTTACAAAACCATAAGCCAAACCAAAACTATCAGATATCCAATCTTTAAATCCTGTATTGATACCTTCAGGAGAAAAATTACCACCTCTATACATATGTTTAAATGCTCTACCAAAATGGTATAAAGTAGCTTCCATTGTATTTGCCATAGTCTCAAAAGATACAACAGTTAAACCTGTAGCTACGTTTCTTGCTGTAGTAGCAAGTTGTGTAACCATTAATGCTCTTCTTTCTCTATCTATTCTTTTTAGTAAATTATAGCCGTGTCCTGCAGCACTAGTAACTTCGTCTGTTTCTCCATACAATTTATTTAATTTATCTTTTAATTCAGGATCAAGAGACAATAATTTATTTCTTAATTTTCCAAGATTACTTTTTGATTGTAGTGTTCTACCTGCTTCACTCATTGTGTAGTTTTCCATAGAAGCAAAGTCATCCACTGTAGACATAAAATCTAAGAACTGATTCTCCGTTATATTTTCTCTTCTTAACGCTGCTTGTAAAACATCTTCATCAATATTGTCTATGTTGTTTATTATATCAGTTACTGCATCACTAATTTTTTTATTCTTGTTAGCGTCTGATATAAGTGTTATTGATTTTCCTGCTGCTTTTTCTTCTTCAGTTATATTCTCTACAATTTTAGCAACCTTTCTTGACAATTCAACCATTACTTTAGCATCTACAATTGGTGGCTGTCTAAGTATTTCTTGTTTAGTTATAATTTGTTCATCAAGTTTTTCTTTTGCCTGTTCAGGATTTAATCTTTGTCTTGCTAAATTAATTCTTTCTTGTGCTTCATTTAGTTGATCTTGTGTAATAGCAGGACCTTCAACAGGATCAGTAACTATTGCATCTTCTTCATCTACTTTCTTTAAAAAATCTAACTCCGACTTTTTAAATCCAAATAATTTTCTAGCACCTTCATCTGCTTTTTGTATACCTGCACCTATAACAGGCAAAGCACCTGCTACTGCTGTACCTACACCTGCACCTATTATAGAATCAAAGGCAACATCCATTAACTCTATATTTGATTCAGGTGTTTTACCATCCATGTATGCTTTTCTTCTTATGTCTTGACTAGCAAGATTATAACCTGCACCAAAAGCTCCACCTGTAACTGCACCTGTTAATAATTGTTTTGATGCTTGTGTTTTTGGAAGCATTAATTTTATTCCTTCACGCACAGCATTCTTACCTACAAGTGCAGTGCCAAACTTTAAACCTGCTCTTCCTACTATTCCAACACCTAGTAAGTTTATTGGATCAAGTATGGCGGCTTTTAAATAATCTTTAGTTGCTCTTCCTACAGTGTCACCACCCTGTTGTCCTGCACTTGGAAGTTGTTCATAATAATTATACAACTTACCAAACTTTCTTCGGTCATCTTCTTTTGCTTTTCTTAAATAATCAATCTGACCTGCTATGGATATACTGTTTGTTTCAAACCTTCTTGCGTGTGTAATAAATCTTTTTACATAATCTTCATCGCTTTCGTCTGCTTGTTGTAAGCCACTCTCTCCTAATCTCTTAGGCATGTACTCTCGCAATGTATCCATTTTATCAGGATCATTGGCAAAATCTTGTATTGTAAACAAGTCAGGTGTTGTATCTTCATACGTTGATCTTACAGTAGGAATTGTAGTTGTTTTTTTATATTTATCAAATATAGAACCTGTGCTTACTGCCTGTTGTGCATTACTTCTGTACTTATCAAATATACTCATTATTGTTCAAAGCCTGTATCTTTTCTTGTTAATAAATTCTTACTCATTCTTATCACTCTCTCTGAATTACTTAATGATAAAAACTCTTTTATTAATTTAAATCTCATTTTTTGTTTTTGTTCTTCTGGTACATTTATAATTGATGGTCTTTGTAGCCTACCATAATCTTGAGCTCTTCCAGTTTGAATAATATCTGCATCAGGATATTTTTGTATAAACTGATTAATATCACTATTAAACAAGTTAAAATCTTCTATTGAATATTTACTTGGATCAAGACCTTTATCAATCATGTTAAATAATCTTCTATCAATAGAGTATTGATTGTTTGCTAAGAAATTATCAATATCATTTTGAGTTAAAGATTGTGGTGTAACTTTTGTAAGAACAGACGAAGTTGCACTTAAATTTTCTGGTTTAGTTAATTCGTAAGCGTCTTTTCCACCTTTAGGATAGATGAAAAACTCATCAGGTACAATTTGTGTACTTATTGCAGCAACCCTATCACCTTCTTCTGCTTCTCTTGTCTTTCTACTAGCGTCAACTGCTAGTCTATAATATTTATTTGCTTCCTCACGAGAAGACACTCCAAAGTCTGTTGTTATAGAATTAATTATATTATCTCTAGTTTCTCCACCCTTAATTGCTTTTATAATAAGATTAAAATTTTCTTGGTTAATTTCTGATGTTTCACTTTGATTCATTGATGAAATTTCCATAGTTTCTAATTCATTCATATTAGAAATATAATTTCTAGTTATGTTAAAGTAATCATCATATGCTTGATTAGGTATTTTTGGTGTATATGTGCCATCATCAGCTATATTTCCATAAGATTTTATCAAGAAACTCATTGCTTCATTTTGTATTTGTTGTTGTATTTGTGTAAATTCAGGAGTTCCTTCATATATTTTTTTCTCTACTCCATCTACATTTCTAGTAAAAAATTTTGTAGTGGTTGTAGTGCCACCAATCCTAATATCACCTGAAACGTCTCCACCTGTTGTCACATCTTCTTGACCAAAACCATAACGAACTTTTAAACGTGTTTCTATTTCATTTTGTAATAAAAGTATGTTTCGTAGACCTGTAACTGGGTCTTGTGTTGCAAGGTTCTTAGCTACTTTAAGAGCAGTAAAATTTTGATATACCCTGTCTGCTTCTTCTAGTTGAGATGTTAATATACTTATCTGTGCTGGGTCTGTTGCTTTTAACAATTTATTTTTAATAACTGCATAGGCTACACCTGCTTCATTTATTTCTCGGTCTATGTCTACATCATTTAATCTATCCTCTGCAAATTTTGTGTTGGCTTTTTGTTCTCTTAAAACTAAGTCAGCTATTACATCTGCATTCTTTAAATCTTTTTGTTTAAGTTTAAGATCAATATTAGAAATCTGTTTATCAATTTCTTGCTGACTAACATCTCCTAAAACTTTTTTTAATTCTAAAGGATGCATAATTTCTCTATGTTTTATATTCATTCTCTGTACTTTTTGATTTAATTTTTCTGTTTCTTGTTGTGCAATACTTGCTTCCATAGCAATCAATACATCAGTAGGAATAGCATCATAGCTTGGAGCTTTCCAACCTGTACCCTCACCTAGCTGTTTTTCTACTTGATCAGGTTTAATTATATTTAAACCTATTAACTGACTTCTTACACCACTTTGTATGAAAGAAGCTGGTATATCAAAGCCACCAAGTGTTTGGTACTTACCTGCTTCAGTTTGTGAGTATGCCTGTATTTGTTTATCCATATCAGGATACGGATTTAAACCTTGAGCATAAGCACTAGATGCTTTTTTAATACCAAGACCTACAAATGCTTGAGCATCAAAATCATCTTTCTCTTTTGCCGCAAGATAGTCATCACTTCTTTGAAATGTTTTCTTTATAAAATCTAGTTTGTTTGTTTCACCATACTCAAACTTAGGTTTTTCTAAAGGAGTAAATCTACCTGCTTCCATAGATATCATCTTAGGTTCACTTTTTAAATAATCATACTGTGCCCTAGTTTTATCTTCTTTGTATGCTTCAATAAATTCTGTAGCACCATCTGGACCACCTAATAAAATCATTTCTATCTGACCATCATCTAAGTCAAGGTCTAATCCTTTTAGTTTATTATAGGCATCTTGATATTTTCTTTTGTCTAACTGAAATTGTCTATCCCAATCATCATGCTTGTTCATAAATCTTTCAGTTGCTCTATCAATAATAGTGTTAGCTCTTCCTTCTAGCTCAGCTAGTCTTTCTGATCCTCTTTTTGCGGCACCACCAAATGCCTGTCCTACCATAAACTTAAAACCCATTACTGTATCTCCCTCTTAGCCATTAAACCTGCTTGTTTTTTTACTTGCTCACCTGCTTGTTTAATTTCAGGTTCTTTTTCTTTTAGCTCTTCTTCCATAACTTCTTTTATAGCTCTCATATTAACTCTATCTTTTTCAGGCACACTTGTATCTAGTGTATACTCTACTTTTGCAACATCACACATACCTTTTATAAACTCTACAAGTAAAGGATTAAGTAATAATCCAACATCAACACTATGCAATCCTTCCATAACACCACCTGTTGTCATAGACTCTGCTATGATAGTTAGTGGTAGTCCTGTTTTTACTACACTAAATAAATTAGTTGACTTTTCTTGAGTTGATAACATCTCAAGATAAAATTCTAAACCTTCTTCTACTGTATTAAAACGAGGGGGATTTAACCAAGGTCTACTATTTAAACCTGCTGTCATTCCCTGTCCCGGAACAGGTGCTCTAAACCTTTGTTTTTGCATTTGTTTTAAACCCTTCTTCTATTCTTTTTGCCATTTCGGCTACTCTCATTATTTCTTGTTGTTCTCTGTTTGACTGTAACTCTTGTGTTCTTTTTATAATTCTTTGTTGTGGTCTTTGCATCAATGTTCCTTTGTAGTTATCAGCAGGATTAAAATCTGTTTGTTTCATCTGTTCTTTTAATAGCTGTATTCTTGCGTATGCTATCTCTGCTGCTTTTGTTTTTCCTAATGTACTCATTGTTTTCTCCTACGTTATTCTGGAACTACAGGTATACCAAACATTTTACCTGCTATTGATCCACCTATTTTACTTGTAAACAAGTCCATAATAAAACCACCTATTGCACCACTTGCTTCAGCAGATAAATCTAAATGTTTTAATTCTAGTTGTAGTTTAGCATCAATTTCTGCAAGTGTAAGTTCGTGCAATCTATCTTTGCCACTTTCGCCACTTGTCCATGCCCACTCCATCAAATCACTCATGTGTGACCACATATTATTATACGCTGTATTTGATATATCTAGCAATGCTTTTGCATTAAACTCGTTTGCAAAGTTCTGCGATGCATTATCCGTAGTTGCTATTTGTTGTTTCCATTTCTTATTAAATTGTTCTATGACTAATTGATTTTGTGCATTAAACTGTTCACGCTGATCTTCTATTTGTTGATTAAATTTAGCCATTGCATTTGTCTCACCTGTATTAAACTTTTCCATAGCATTTGTTTGTGAGGTATTAAATTGTGATATGTTGTTTGCAAGATTAGCCATAAACTGATCTGTCTGCATCTTTGATGTAGCATTAAATTGTTTAGCCGCATTATCAGCAGCTTGATCTGACAACATAAAATCTTGTTGTGCTTTTGTGTTAAACAACTCTGTTTGTTGGGCGGCTTCAAAGTTAGCAAGATCAACCTGTAAAAATCTCTTAGAGTTTTCTACTGCCGCTTGTTGTCTGTTATTTAAATTTGCTATATTAAGTGAGGACAAAGCCGCGGCTTTTGACAGAATAGCTTGTTGTGCATTTGATGCATTAGCTAAGCCATACTCTGCAAATGTATCTGCATCTGCTTTTGCTATAGGTAATTGTGATTCTAATATTGCGTTAAATACTGCACCACTAGCCATGCTACTAGCACCTAACCCACGAGCTGCCATAGCATTCATAGCTGATCTTACTGCCGCTGTAGCATATGATGGTATCTGTCCATCTTCAGCCTGAGCACTCAACATTTCTAACTGACCTTGTACAGTAGCTTTCTTTTGTACTTCAGCTTGTCCTGCTTTTAGAGCCGCATCATATGTTGCTAACTCTTCAGGTGACATATCTCCTTGAGCAGCTTTCACTAACATGTCGTCAGTTACTTGTGTTGTCTTTGCTTCAGCTTTAGGTGCATCACCAACTTTTGTTGGATCATATGTTTCTGCTTCTACTTTTACTGGATCATCTGCTGTTGTAGTTTTACCTTTTGTTACTTCTACTTTTGGTTTGTCTGTTTCAATTTGTCCTTTATCATCTCCAATAAATTGATCATCTTTTTCGTCTATTTTACTAGGGTCTATTGTTGTACCCTCTCCTGCTTTTGGCTTTTGTATTTGGTCAATAGTATAATCCATAATGCTTTGTGTATTTTGATCGGTAGAAGGTGTTTTTCCATCTCCAATAGTTCCACCTTCAATGCCACCTTCTGGTAAATCTTTGATGTTACGTGGTCCACCAACTAAATCTTGAGCATCAGCAGGTGGGTCTACATCACCACCTTCTTGCATCTTTTTAACTACACCACCTTCAGCCATCTGCATAGCTCTTGCATTATAGTTTCTCATCATCGCACTCTTATCAGGATTAGCCATTAAGAAGTTTTCAAACTGATTCATGTCACCCATGTGACCCATTGAACGTGCAATACGTTGCATCGCTTCAGGTTTAAATGCTTTAAAAGTTGCCATAATTATTTACCTATTAATATCTTATCTAATTTATCTTCTAATCTTTGAAGAGCATCCATTACAGTATGCATGTCTTCTTTAACGTCATCACGCTTTGCGTACTCTTCTCTTGTTTTATTTAATAGTATGTCAAGTCTTTTTATCTCCATGAACATACCACGAAAGACCCATATAGCAGGAGCTATTACGACTGTAAGTATTCCATTCCAAAATAGTATAGGGTTTATTTCCATAATTTAACTCTGTGTAAACATATCGTTGTATACTGTGTAATTAGTTGTGTTTGTAGCTCTTAAATAATTTGTGTTTGTTCTTATTTGTGTCTGAACTGCACCACCAGTACCACCACAAACAAGTGTTATTGTTGATGATGTACTTGTATGATGCAATTCTAATAATCTATGAAAGGCTACAGGCAAACCAGCGTTTAAAGTAATATTTTGACCAGCAGTATGTTGTACTCCTGCGTGATCAAAAATGCTTACTCCTGTTCCTGATATATTAACAAAATGATTACTACCACCATTACCAGTTACACTCACATGGACAGTATAAATACCTGCATGAGATAATGTAAAATTAACAGTCATTGAACCAGTAGAAAAAGAATCATATTGATTTGATTGCATAGTAAGTAATTGACAATAGCTAGTTACATCAAATCCTGAAATATTTGGATTTTTATGTAATGTTTCGTAGTTTATTCCACACCAACTTTTATAAGCCACTGGATTATCAATTGGACTTGATACACCTCTGTACAGACCTGTATGTGATCCTTGAGAAGTTACAGGAGTGCTTCCTACATAACTTGCTGTTGGGGTTACTTTTCTGTAAGCACCTACATAATCAGTTAAATTAATAGATTCTCCATCATCTGCTATTCCAGTGTTTGCTGTACTTAATGAAGGACAAACACCACCATATGGGTAAAGTGTGTGTGGTGTATGACTGCCACCATTTACCATATAATTACTACCAGAACCAATACTACCAACTGGTGTTGTCACACTACTTCCTGATCCTACTGTTGACGATCCATAAGTAGATCCAACATTAATAATATTACTTTCACCTCTGTGTAAGTTTGTTAAATTAATGTTTCCAGTTAATCCAAAAAAATCTCTAACAGCCGTTAAGGATATTGGTGTACTAAGAGCCATGACACTTACAACCTTGTTTATGTTCGTCTATTTCTTTTTTCAAATCTTTTATTGCTTCTATAAGAACACCAACTATGTTGCCGTATGCTACAGATTTGTATTCATTATCTACCACAACTTCAGGTAATATTTTTTCTATCTCTTGTGCAACTACACCTGTACCCTTTTGATCTTGCATTGTATAAGTTACACCACGCATTTTCATAACTTTGTCTAAGGCATTATCTATTGTTTGTATGTCAGACTTTAATCTTTCATCTGAAGTTGCTGTAACTTCTAAACCTTGTACTGTGCCTGTAGCTGTTACACCACCTGTAACAGAAAGAGTGCTACCATCAAAAGTTAGATTAGCTTCATCTACAATAGCACTTGTACCATTTCCTGTTAGCACTCTATTGTTTGTAAACGATGTAGCACCTGTACCACCTTTAGATACAGTTAGTTGTTCACTTCCTGATGCATCAAATCCTGAGTTGTTTACTGTAACAGCCGAAAAACCTAAGTTTCCAGAACCATCTGTTTTTAAAAATTCATTGGCACTTCCGTCACTAGCAGGTAAAGTAAAAGCTGTGTCACTAGCTGTCTTTTTTAATGTGCCTATATTTGTACCAGTTGTATCACCTGTTACATTACCCTCTAAATTAGCAACAAGTGTTCCTGTAGTTATTGTAAGATCACCTGTACTTGCTCCTGTGAATGTGCCTGTTCCAACTATAAATTTATCTGCACTCTCGTCAAAACCCATAAAAGCATTATTAGCTGACCCTCTCTCTATAACAATTCCTGCATCATTAGCAGGTGATCCACTTGTACCATTTGCTAATTCTATTAATGAATCAGTAGCAACAGTATTAGTTGTCGCTACAGTTGTAGTTGTACCATTGACTGTTAGACCTCCTGATAGAGTTAATGATCCTGCTATTGTTACAGCTTGATCAGCAAGTGTCACTAAATCTGTGTCATCTGTATGTCCAATTTGTGCACCATTGATATTAACATTATCTATGACAGCCTGTGTTATAGCACTATTTGTACCAAGTGTAACACCATCAATTGTACCTGCATCTATATCTGCTGTATCAGCTACAAGTGCGTCTGTTGTAACTGTGCCATCAAAGAAAGCATTCTTATATTCTAAAGAAGATGTTCCTAAATCTATTTGATTAGTTGTTACAGGAGATAATGCACCATCTGCTATTGTCAATCTATTTGAACCACCTGTTGCTATTGTTATTATATTACTACCTGAAAAAGTAATTGATGTATCTGTATCATCATCTCCTGTTATAGAGTCTAGTTGTATGTCTCCAACATTAGTTATAGCATTATCATTAAAACTTGTTGCACCTAATGAATGTGTTCCTGTTGTTGCAGTTATAACACCACCTATTGTTGTAGCACCTGATATATTAACTGAAGAACTTGCGTCAATATCAAGAGTTGCTGTGTTTATTTGTACTGTAACATCTGCGTCTATATCTAATTGACCATTTGTTGATGAGTTTATAAATATTGCATCATCTCTAAACTCTATTTTTTTGTCTGATGCTACGAGCATGTCTCTACCTAGTCCATCAATATAAGCTATACCATCTATATATATATCTTTAAACTCTAGAGCATCTGTACCTATATCTAATGTGTTAGTTGTTTTTGGTGTAACAAGAGAAGCTGAAACTACAAGGTCTTGAGCAGGACCTATCTTAGTTATAGCTCCACCATTCTCTGATGTACCATCATGCGTATGTCCTGACGTTCCAAAAGCTGTAGCTATTGCATCAAACTCTCCGTCAAAATCTGAAGCGTTGATAATATTACCATCAGCTATATTGTTTGTCGTATCTGTTCTTGAGTAACCTGCCATAATAAATCCTATGAATGTGTGTGTTCTGCGTATTCTAATGTTACAGCATCTAATGAGTATGGAGCATCTGTAGACTCTGACTCAAACTGTAATGATGCTGTAAATCCTGATCCTGTAGTTTGTTCTTCAAATATACTTTTTAAACTTTCTCCACCATATGTTGAAGAACCTACAGAGTTTACAGTTTTAAATGATATCTTAGTATTATCATTTAAACTAGAAGGTGTTGCAGGACTAAAAGTAAAATTACCTGCATTGTTTGTTATAGATGGTGTAGATGATAGTGTAAATACTGTATGTACAAAACTAGCACCTGATCCTGTTCCTTGACCTGCAATTATAAATGTATCACCTGCAATTAAATTAGATGTAGATAAGTTATCTACTGCAATAGTAGTAACACCTGAACTATAATTACTTCCGTTGTTTACTAATCCACCATGAGCAAACTGCACATTACCATATATAGCTTGTTCACTTGCAACTGCTGTATTAGATATTGTTTTAGTTGCAGGTTGTATTATAGATGGATCAGCAAAATCATACTTTAATGAAAAGTCTGAATTAAAACTACCTTGTGGGTCTGTAAATAGAAACATCTTATAAAAAGATTTTCTAACTCTAGGATCAGTAACTGGAAAAAATGGTGTAGCAAATGTAGATATTATGTTACTACCATCAAAACTATTACCATCTTCCATTCTATATACATACCCATCTGTATGTGCAAACACAATTAATTCAGATGTACCATTGTAATTACTGTCTGCTACAAATGCTCTTATACCTCTAAGCTCACCCCAAGCTAAACCTTCTTGTAATTGTGTAGCCATTAAACCTTGTGCAGAAGTTGTAGTAATACTACGATTAAAACCTAATATTCTGTACTGACTTTTTTCTCTAATAACTATACTTGCAAATGATGTATTTCTATTTACAAAGTTTGTTACTTCATCCTGTATCTGTTTAGAAGTAACAGCTAAACCAAAGTCACCTATCTTATCTGTAGCACTTAATGATCTTATACCATCAGGTCCTAAGAATAAAATGTCACCACCTATTTCTTGTATTGTATCAGGTGCTACACACCCAATGTCCATTGTAATAGGTTGTAGTTGAAAGTCAGCTTCTGATGAACCTACAAGTCTTTGTATTCTTCTTTCACTAAATATAATTAGCTGTTCTCTAAATACAACAATACCTGTAATTACGTCACCAACATTTATTGTACCTGCACCTGATGCCGCTGTAAAATCATCTGCTGTAAATAATGCAGTATACACTATATTAGAACCTTTTGCAAACATTATATGATTTTTAAAGTTTGCTACATGGGTTGCTCCAATAACATCTGAGGGTGCATTGTCTATTGATGTAAAGGTTGATCCATCAAAAGTAAAAGGTTTGTTTACCTCATCTACACCAACTAAAGTTTCCGTGCCATTAAAATTAAAAGTTGCAAATCTATGCTTTGACATCAACGATCTATCAGACGATAGAAATGTAACTGCTGCATCATCAGCAGGAGAACTTGCAAGAGCAGGGTTTATATTTATTGTTGACCCACCTGACGATACAGTTGCATCTGCTGTTACTGTATAAACCTTTGCTATACCTGCCACTGTAAATGTGTCGCCTGCTTGAGGTGCGGCAGTTAATCCGTCTATGGCTAGTGTACTTCCTGTTTGTGACCCACCATTTACTAACACTGTTCCATACACAGGTACATTTATTCTAGTCCAATTAGATGCAGAACCTGCTGATCTAAATAAGTTACCACCTCTTGCTACGACTGCTATATCTTCAAAAGATGCTACACCTTCCATATCTCCTGATCCTGTCACAAAAGTAACAGCTACTTGATCTGTTGCATTTGCTACAAGATTAGGTGTAAAACCTACTGTAACTCTTTTATTTGCTGTTAAGTCTGTTGTATCTACAGATGACACAGTATAAACTTGTGCATTACCTGCTACTGTAAATGTGTCATCTACGCTAGGAGATGAAAACATGTTCGCTAAAACTATACTACTACCACCTGATGATACTGTTGTAGATACTTTAGGCTCACCATAAGGTGGTACTTGATTATCATCAAACTTTTGAAAACCTTCTATTCTTCTAAATCCACCTTGCACAGATGGTTCAAAGTTACTTAACACTCTAGCTGTGTTGGGAAGTTGCATACCATGTTGTAATGGAGATAGATTAGATATTAATCCACCCTTAAATTCTAAAGGATATGTTTTCCATGTAGTAGGCATTTATAGTGAATCCAGTGATGAACCTGCATTTGTTAAAGATGTTCCAACTCTACCTCTACCACCTGCAACAGGAGTCATGTAAGACCTAACATAAATATAATTATTATTTATTAGAAGTGAACGCATGTGTTTAATACCTTCATCAAACTTTTCTTTTGCTACTACAGCATCTTGCGTATTACCTCTAAATAAATATGCATAGTGCATTGCACCATCAACTATGATATGTTTAAATCTTTCAGGTACATTTGGTACATCATTATGGTTCTCTAATTCTACAGCTATTCTGTAGTATTCGTAAACTAATTCATACGCTTTGTCAGGTAAGGGTTGTAATATATATTCTAAAGACGGAGCATACACAATAAATCTTGGAACTCCTTTTACAGGATCAGATTTATATTCTTGATCAACATACTTTTCTAGGTATTCATTATATGCTAACTCTTTTAGTTTCATGGTTTGATTACCTAAAGTATCGTTTTCTTTTATTCTAAAACTCCTAAAGTTAATTGTCTTTGCATCATCAGGAAATGGATATCTTGCCGTACTTGCTGTCAATGTATCTTCTTGAAGTACATGGTTATAGGGCCATTCATATTCTGATTGGTTGATATATCTTACTGAAGCATTGACTGCATCCTTTGCTAGATTATAAAAACCTGATGCAGTAGAAAAATTAGTAGACGTTAACTCTACTTCATTTAATCTTCTGTTTACATCATTTACAATTGATAAAAAATTATATGCCATTACTTATCTCTCACAGCTAGTTTAACACTTCTCTTTGCTGTACTTCCTGTACTATCAGTCATTGAACAAAAAAATGTGTACTCTCTATTTGCAGTACCACCTGCAATATTTATTGTTGCAACAGTTGTTGTATTTGTTTGGGATACATTTTGTATGGTGTCAGAAGTTGCACTACTAGATGCAGTGGCAAGAGTTTGTCCACTAGCTAGTGTAGTTTCCGTAGCAAACTCTGTTGATTTTACAGACCACGCAACACTACTAATAGTAGCTGTTCCTAAAAATCTAGACCAATCTACACTATAATCTAACTGTTCATCAGGGTCTTTAATGGGCCATCTGAATGACATTTAATCTAACTCCTCTACGCTGCTATTCTTATTGTTCTATCATCTGATGATGATTGTCTTGCTACAAATGTTAATCTTATTTCTTCTTTTACGTTTACTGTTCTTTCGTCTGCTGTGCTTTTTGCCTTGACGTATACAACTCTTGATATATCAAACTGATCTTTAACTGCTTCAAAATCAAACTGAACACCTGTAGCAGTAATTGTTCCTGCTATAAACGTACCAACAGCACTAGCTAATGTTATATCAGCATTTGCTGTTAGTGTAGGTGTTCCTATAGAACCTGTAATTACTACACCTGTAGGCACTATAGCAACAGTAGTTGTTACTGTTCCAATAGAAAGTGTTGCACCTACACCTGTTAAGTTTTGAGCAGCTGATGATGCTACTGCTGTAACTGTGCCTATTGCTATTGTTCCTTGTACACCTGAAACAAAAGTTGTTACATCACCTGATGCTGCAAAGGGTGTTTGGGAAAAAGCTACAGATGAAAAAGACATTTAAAGTTTATCCATCTCGGCTTTAATTTGCGTCCATGTAACACCAAAATCTTTTGGGTCACTACTCATTATAGCTACTTCTGAGCCATCATCTCGTTTTTCAATTCCTACAGTTCTTTGAAAACTTTTTAAAAATATTTCTTCTGTTTCAGGTGGTTCACCTACATATAAGTATCCCGGATTTAAACCAATTTTATCCATAGCTTTTTCAAATTTTTGTGTGGTTGTTAAACTCATGCCTTAATCTCCATAACAGTAGCTGTTATAACATAAGGAGAATAATTTAATCCACAAGTGTAGCTTCCATTACTTGATGCAATATATGGAGTAAATTCTAACGTATCCGTGTTTGTTGTAGTATATACATGATGCATTGAGGTAGAATGACCAAATGTACTAGCCATGTTTGTTTCAGTCCATTTACTATCCCCACCAGAGGGATGAGCATTAGCAGCAGAACCACTTCCAACTTTTATGTAAAGCCAAGTTTTTAATCTAACTTCACTAGTATTATAACTCATATGACCACCATGCATATTCCAAATTATCTTATTACCACTTTCCGTTGGGGTAATAGAACAAGTCAAAGCTGAAACTTCCGTTGCTGAAGTATTAGATGTTGATATAGCTGCAACAGATTGTGCAGATACTAATTGTAAAATACCACCATCATATATTCCTTTTCTGCCTATTAGTGTTATTGCCATTAGTCTGCATCCTCTATTGTTAGTTCACCTGCATCAACTTGTCGTTTGATTTCAGCGTATTCTGTATTAGCTTCATCTATTGGAACGTAGCACTCAACACCATCTATTGTTGCTTTTATTGAAGAATTTTTTTCTTCTAAATCCTTTATATACTTTACTTTAGTAATTTTCATTTTATTATAACTCCGACTCTGCTTTCCAAAAAGTAGTATCCCCATTAGTATTTATATGAGTTGCTGTTCCTGCTGTTCTACTAGACATAGTTGCATATAACTCACAACTATTAGCAGTAATTTGAGCAGCATCAATATCAGAAATAGTTACATTTTCTGTTGCGTTATACACATTGTAGGCAGAAGTAGCACCTATGGTAACTGTTGGTGCAGCCCTCATAAGTTGCCACCATCTAAGATTTGAGTAACAATTAGTGGCAGTATGTTGAGCAGCAACAATACCATATGTTCTAGCAGTTCCAGAAATTTGAAAATATCTTTGGCATCTAGCTAAACTATCTATATAAGTTTCATGTTTAAAAGGTGTAGCAACTTCACCTAATTCTAATTGCACACCTGTTAAATAAAAATTATTAGAAGTATTATCAAATACATTTACCTGACCTACAGCACGATTAGCTGCTGTAACACTTCCCCATGTAGTATTTAACGTACCACTTGTAAAATTAGTTCCTGCACACAGCCACCAAGTAATCTCTAATGATTGTAAATTATCATTGTTCCAAGTTCCAGTTGTATCAGCATCAAATGTTATTGTTTTAAACTCCCAAGTGTTAGCACTACTAATTGTGTATGTTTTTGATATCTGTCTTGAATTATCTGTATCGTACCATTCAACAATATGTGTTCCTGTTTTAGGCGAACTTACCCAAAATTGTAGTGTTCCTTTTTTCGCACTTGATGTTCCTTTTAAAAAATTTTGTAAATCTTGTCCTTCAAATCTTTGTTGTATAAACGCTACTTCATCTGCACCTATACTGCTATCAGCAGTTGTAACATCTATTTTAAGAGACTTTGTAAATGCTGTTGCAGATGGAGCATTTGTATCTTGAGTTACTGTTACTGCACCATCAGAATAATTGTACATTCTCCATCTATCTAAAGTTCTAGCTATACTATCTGATGCAACAGCCGTGCTACCTCTTTGATAAATTTGCATATCGCCATTATAAAAATAATTACGATTAGCTAAACTACCCTCTTCAGATGCTGTAGCTAAATCTGCGAATGTTCTTGCTCTGCTCATCTTACTAACCACTCCTCTACTGTATCAGATATATCTCTCATTTTAATCCATCTATCTCCTGTTGGTTGTCCTTTTAACATACGCAACTTACCCATCAGACCAACTGCATCCCATTCTTTTCTATCTTTTCTTGGAACATAATCATCTTTTTTAGATGCGTCATAGGATGAACTATACTTATCATTAATAACTTTTTTAACTGTTTTATCACTAGGAACTGCAAGACCTTCTGGAACTTTATCTTTACGATAAGAGTGCATTACACCATCATCATCTTTCCACTCCCACACTTCTACTTCCTCTGTCTGTCTTCTGTTAAAATCATCTAGTTCCCATTTACCTTGCCATCTTAGTTCTGCACTATCTCCAACAACAGATGGATTACCAGATACAACACCTATAATACTAGATGCACTGTCACTACTTGTAGCTTTACGAATTTTATTATCATCAAGAACTACAGATTGTCCTATTCTATCTTCATTAGAACCATTACCATCTTTCCATTCAAAATATTCTGCATAGTCAGCACCACTTGTAATGGTTGTTCCTGCATCCGAAAATATTTGACCATCACCTCTTACCATAAAAGTTCTATCAGAATATCTATCAGAACCATCATTTCCATGATGTGTTGCTAACATATTATAAGAGGTTGATGATGACCTTGTGCAACCTATATTAACACCATTGTTTCCATAAGATGTATTTGAAACACCAAATCTTGCAATGTCTTTAGAAGAGGAAGCCATAGCAAATTCGTGAACTGAGTCACTTAAATCTGATTGTGTTGTAGTTCCATCTGCTCTAGCTTTTACTGCACCTAATGTGTTGACTCTTACTCTTTCAGTTGCTGATGTTGTTCCTGTGCCAATAAGTAACGCACCTGCACCTACAGAGTTTGTAGACATTCCTTGTATATTTGCATGAACACCTGCACCACTTGAATCATTATGATAAAATTGTACTTCACCTGTAATATCTGTATTTGCAGTTCCTGTCTGACCTGCTTCAAGTCTTATTTTACCACCCGGATTATTTTGTAAAACTCGTATTATTCCGTCATTTCTTACTTCTAAATATCCACCATCATTAGTTCCTGAGTCACTTGAACGTAAAAGCAAAGAAGTGCCGTTTGCATCTGCAGCAAAGTCTTCTTGTGCAATCGCTGTAATAGATGCACCAACTAATATTGCATCAGTTCCTGTTCCTTCATTAGGTGCTTGAAAGTTAATTGTTCCAAGTTGATTTCCTGACGCAATATCTGTGTCGCCTGTTGATAAATTTAGTACAGGTCCTAATCCACTAGCACCATCTGTTGCTGTGCTTTTAAGTGTAAGTCCTTGGTCTGCAACATGAGTCAGTGTTACATCTGCATCTGCTCCAAAAGATAACACTGCACCATCAGAACTAAATGTTAAATCGTCACCTATAGTTGCATCACCATTAAAAGTAACATTCCCACTAAACGTACCACCACTTGTAGCACTTACCATGTCAGCAACAGTAAATACGTCATACACCACCACAGTCACTTCATCATTTGTATTGAGTGCTGATAGACCTGCTATCGTGTTAGCAGTGCTTGTGTTATAATCTGTTGTTGGTTTTAGTAGGATACCATTGAGATACACATCAACGTATGCACCATCTGTAAATGTTAGAGTAGCACCATTGGCATCTGCTCCACTTACGGATGTGTCACCACTTGATGCTAGGTATACGAACCTATTTCGTACTCCAAATCCGTCTGTTGTTTTTCCTATGTATGGCATATGTTATTCCTTTGGATTATCATCTTTAATTTTTTTAATTCGTGCTTTCCACGCATCTATATCTTTATAGATTTCATCTAATTGCTCACCTATATCTCCATAGGCTGTCTTTCTAGTCTGTCTTATTCTATGATTTGCTTCTTCTTTTTTTGCATTTGTTTCGTAAGATTTTAGTTGTTCATCAGTAGGTTTATCTAATCCATCTACGTTCCATGCATGAATGTAATCACCATCTCCTAAACCTTCATTTCTTAATTCAATATTACCTTGTTCAGCTTCCCAAGTTTTTGAGTTTGCTTCTAAATATAATTTAATTTTTGTGTATAATTGTATTGCCATAATTTTACCCTAG